CAGGGGACTACGATATGCTTTACATAGACGGAGGGCATTCATACGAAGCAGCACGCTCAGACGTTTACACCTATTCATCATTCGTAAAGGTTGGCGGCTACTTAGTAGTTGATGACTGCGCTAATAAATACAAGATACCACACGGCATGTTTCCCGGTATTGAAACGGTAAGCCGCGCAGTAGATGAACTGTTACCAAACGCATACTACAAAGAGATAGCCTCAGTAGTTCACATAAGAGTTTTTCAAAGAATTAAATAAGATGCCAACAGGATTACAAGGCGGTAAGTATTACACAGTAGACGAAATAGAAGACGCTTGGAATGCGTATAGGTCTTATTGTGATATGCATATGGTAGAGGAAGTAAGCGCAGGGAAAGTTTTATCTATTAGCCGTCCGCTAATTCCTACCATTGGTGAGTTCTGCCACAAGTTCCTACGCATGACTGAAATATCACTTTTGAACTATGAAAAGGCAGAAGGATATGAAGCCTATTTTATAACTATAAAAAGAATAAAGGACGAAGTTGCTCAGGCGAAGAAGTCTGCACTCGTTAATGGTAAAGGCTCAACTACCGGTTTAATCTTTGATTTAAAGGTGAACTACGGATGGACGGAGAAACAAATCATTGAGCAGAACGTAACGTATAAAGCTAATCTTGGAGATACAATTATATTCACCCCACCCGAAACAGGCGGAAATACACACAGCACTTAGGGAACTAAGCTGTAAGTATTACACCGTTCCTATTGGTCGGCAGTTTGGGAAGTCGTTACTTGGTATCAATCAAAACTATCTATGGGGTATAAACGAGCCTAACGTACAAATGGGATGGGTAAGCCCTGTCTATTCACAGGCAAAGAAAGTCTTTCGTGAAATGGAGAAAGGAATAATAGACACCCCTTTTCTTCGCAGTTCAAATAAGAGCGACCTTATCATAACCTTTGGCAATCGTTCAACTATTCAGTTCTTTTCTGCTGAAGCATACGACACAATACGTGGTAACACATTTGACTACCTGACCTGTGATGAATTTGATTACTACAAGTTTGAGGCATGGGATGAAGTATTAAGAGCAACCGTAATTGTAAGGGGGCGTAAGGTCTTATTCCTATCCACGCCAAAGGGTAAACGGTTAATGTTTCGCATGGCTAACATGAGTAATGAGAATGAGAACTATCATACCATACGCGGAACGTCATACGATAACCCGTTAATCCCTGCAAGTGAATTAGAAGATGCAAGGCGGAACTTACCAGAGCATATCTTTAGACAGGAGTACTTAGCGGAGTTTTTAGATGACAGCAGTAGCGTATTCCCTGACGTTAAACTATCAATCAACAACACCCCTGCAAACGTATTAGAGTGCTATGCAGGAGTTGACTTAGGGAGGGCAGACGATTACACAGTAGTTACTATCCTGAATAAGAACGGGCAGATGTTACACGTAGAACGGTGGCGGCACTTGGAATGGGCAGAAATAATAACCAACGTTATTGAGGTGCTGAATAAGTATAAGCCCCGTTGTATAGTGGAAGCAAACAACGCACAGGACGCAATCTATGAACAGATACGCAACAGGATAAGCTACAATAAAAACCATATCGAGCCTTTCGTTACCGGGCAAAAGAATAAACAGAATATCATTGAAGACTTAATCGTTGCCTTTGAGCAGCGCGAAATAGGAATACTAAATGAGGGTTGGCTGATAGACGAACTAAATAACTTCACGTATGACTACAACCTAAAGACCAGACAGATTAAGTACTCAGCACCTCAGGGTTTTCACGATGACGGGGTAATGTCGTTAGCTTTTGCGTGGGCAGCGTACAAGTCTTTAAAGGGTGCGGGCAAGATGCTTATATTGTAACAAAACACTAAATTTTATATTTATGAATATGACATGGAGCGAAATAACAATCGGAAAGTTTAGAGAAATACAATCAATCATAACCGATGAAGACTTTGACGAACTGACTAAAAAGGTTTTTCTATACTCTTTAATGAGTAGGCAAACGATTGAGGAGGTGCGGGATATTCCGTTAGGTATATTTTTGAAAGCCTACTCAGATAGTTTAGAGTTTATGCTTGAGCCTATTCCTCAAGTTATACCTATTGCATGGGAGCATAAAGGAGTAAAGTACAAAGTAACTACCATGATTAACGAACTAACAGCCGGGCAGTACATCGACTTAAAAGAGTACGCAAAGGAAAAGGACAACATACACAAGGTAATGGCGGTACTATGCTATGAGGGTGAAAGGTATGACGGCAGCACACACGAAGCAAGGGCTAAGCTGTTTAATGATGAGATGCCGATAACGATTGCAGCACCGCTTACCGCTTTTTTTTTGGAGTTGTGGAAAGAATGGAGCGAAATTTCGCTGGCATATTCCGCAAAAGTTCTGAAGGAAAGCGAAGCGGAATGGAGCAATACGGCTGGTTAAATTGGGTAGATATTATTTGCAGGGAACGGTTAGAAAAGTGGGGCGATATATTTGAGATGAATGTAATGGAGTTTTTAAACACGGTGCAATTTTTAAAGGACAAGAAAGAGGCGGAGTTGAAAGCACACAAAGAAATGATGAAGCAATATGGCAAGTGATTTTACAGACGGTTTAGGAGTTCCGATTTCTGCTATTGATGTAGATTACAAGTTCGACAATACAGTTGACGGCATAGCTTTAGCATGGCTTTACAATCTAAAGAGTAAAGGAATACCCGATAAGCTATTAGCTAAAGGTGTAGTAAGTGGTGGAGGGCAAGCAAGTGATTTAGCTGCTGATGCAAACATAATTATCACAGAAGTAAACACGGGCAATCAATGGACGCTTTCAATGAAAGACTATTGGAAGTATGTAGAAAGTGGTCGAGGTGTTGGCAGACCTGCGCCACCGTCAGCTATTGCCTATTGGATAAAGAAGAAAGGAATAAGCCCTGCTGATGTGTTGCAGAAAATGAAGCCACAAAGTAAACGACTACCATTTGAAAAGGCTCTTACATCACTTTCGTTTATTATAGCACGTTCAATAGGCAAGAAAGGAACTATTAAAAGGTTTGGTTATTCTGGTAGTAAATTCCTTACAGAAGTGTTAGCCGAACAAGTACCTGTATTAAAAGCAGCCTTAGAAGAAAAGCTATCACGAAACATAACAATAAGAGTAGTAACTGACTTGAAAGGATTAACACCATGAGCGTAACAATAACAGACACACCCGACACATACACACCTGCTTACAATGAGAATATGTTTGTGGCAACATCTACCGCAGTAGCGCAGGCTAACTTCCGTTTCCGTTGTGAGGTGCAGGATGACACGCTGACCACGCTTGCAACGGTGGAGGTATTCCCTGACGCTAATAATAACATGGTGTTTGACGCACACAGGATAGTAGAAAACTACGTTACTTCTAATCCTACGCTAACTGCAATGACGGAGTTAAGTATGTGTGCTGCTTCATTTAAACAATACAGGCTAAAGATAACAGAACGCTACGGGGCAACACTGGCTAATCATGCAAGCGGGGCGAGTGGTGGTATCTATGCTTTTAATGCTGCTCAAAGGTGGCGTGACTTTACATCTTACAACCACGATACTTATTTTATTAAGTCAGGGCTTACAACAAACTTTCTAACCAACTGCCCTGACAATCAAAACATATACCCTAATGAGAATGCTTTTCTACACTTTGGGGTACAGTCTAACCTATTGGCTAAATATGCAAGGGTAAGAACTTATGACAGTACCGGCACAATAATTCAGACGGTACTAATCACAAACAACTACTGGCAGATTGCAGTAAATGACGGAGGTCACATTATGCGTATGCCTGCGGGATGGAACTTAAACAGTATAGCTGCTGTTGCTTCCGGTGCTTTGCCTATTGTAACCGCTTCGACTGCTTCATGGGTAATCGACATAGTACAGAGTGACGGAACAACTGCGCTAACTGAAACTAAAACATTCACAGCACAAACGGAATGCACACCGCATGATAGTTACAGGGTTCACTTCTTAAACGCTTTAGGAGGCTTTGATAGCTTTACCTTTAACAGAGGTCACTCACAGAAGGACGCTATAATGAAAAAGACTTTCGAGCCGGTGTATGGGGCGGTGTCGGGTGGGCTGTGGAGTTATGCCAAAACAAACCAACGCTACAAAGACTTCTATATTGAAAGCGAAGAAACGCTGAAGCTGAATAGTGATTGGATTACAGACGAACAAAGTACATGGCTGCGTGAACTAATCGAAAGTCCTGAAATCTATTATGAGTTAAACGGGGTAATGTATTCAGCACACGTAAAGAACGCAGATTATACAACTAAGCTACATGTAACTGATCCTATATTTAATTTAGAGATTGAGTTAGAAACCACAAAAGATATTCGTCAAAGATGGTAAGACTATATTCAAACGGTACTGATTTAGATTTAGGGGAGTTCGCTACAACGCTGACTTTCTCAATAGCTGATATTCGTGAGCCTGACAAACGTAACGCTTCATTCAGTAAGACGCTGACGCTGTCAGGTACGAAAGCTAATAACCTATTCTTTGAGAATATGTTTGAAGTGGACGTGGTTACTCAAACGTTTAACCCAAACTTAAAAGCCACAACCGTATTAAGTGTTGACGGGGTTACTCAGTTTAAAGGAGCGTTAAAACTACGGCAGGTTAATTACTTGTTTGGTGGCAAGGTAACGTATGATTGTAACTTAATAGGCAACCTATCGGACTTCATTCAGACATTAGGTAATCTGAAGCTGCGGGATTTGGATTTATCCGCTTACGACCACACTTATTCACAGGCTAACATAGAAGCAAGTTGGACACCAACTTTAGGAACGGGGTATGTTTACCCAATGATTAACTACGGGGACAGTTCTGATTTAGAAAGGTGGTACGTTCGTTACTTTCGACCTGCTCCATTTGTCAAAACAGTATTAGATAAGATAGCATCGGAGGCGGGTTATACGTATGCTTCAACATTCTTTAATACAACGCTTTTTAAGTCGTTAATTATTCCTAATAGTTTAGATTTAATAAAGCAGTCTGGCGCACAAATAACAGCGGGACAATTTGCAGCAGGGCGAACAACAGAGCAGGTTATAGGTTACACTATGACAGACCAAGCAGACCCC